ATGCCCTCCTATTAAAATGATGCGTCTGTAGTAGACACGTATTCTGTTTTAGCTGACCATTGTGTATCTGGAGTAGCCGCAGTTCCCTGAACCCTCAGAAGCAAATCGCCCTCGTATGCTAGGAAACTTACACCACCCCAAGAGGCGGCTCCACTACTTGTAATGGCGTACTCAGTTGCTGTACTACCTACTTGTGCTAAGGTAACAACTACAACAGGTTCTCCGTCTACTATAACTGTTTCTCTTGATACCTTAAACAAACCTGTAATCTTATAGGCCGCAAACTCAGCGTCACCTTGTTTAGCTGTGACAGAGGCTGTTACTCTAACTGCTTGGTCAACAACACTTGTGTTCCAAGTTTGAAGTGTAGAAACGGCATTGGTGTTAAGAGTCTTGGTTCGACTATCTCTTACTGTAACATTCTGATTGGGATTTATAGGGCGAATAAACTGGTTTGTAACCTCGCCTTTATACTGGTTGTTATCTACCGTAATAGTATTACAATCTGAAAACTCAACACCGTTTCCAGTAACATTACTCAGGACGTTGTTAGTAATTAATACACTACTTATCTCAGCCCCTGCTGTTGAACTACTGCTTACCTGAATGGCTTTCTTGCACCCAGATATAGCGTTGCTTGAGATGTTGTAATTCTCGGTATCAGAATGCGCTCTAACTCGAATAGCCGTAAGGGGTTCATATACTCCCGCAGTGAAGGCGCTAACGTAGTCCCACTTAGCACTTCCGTCAACAATGTCAGTACCCGTTCCAGAAGGGCCGGTGCCGCCTGTGCTTGCCCTTCCTGCCTCAGAGCATTCATAAACATTTCCACCGTTTGACCTTTTATTCCCTAAGCTAACAAGTTCTCCTGCAAGCCAAGGAGTAGGAGACTCTAAGCCTGTGATATTGTTGCCCTGTATCGTGCAATTCGTACCACTCTGAATAACATTAATACCGTACTGGGAGCAGTGATATATGTTGTTGTTACTAATATTACTGTCATCATGTACGGCAGTATTACCATTAACTCCCCATCGGAATCTTTCAATGTTGTTACCGGTTACATTAACGCAATCATTCTGTATGCGAATGCCAGAACCTAAACCATTTACACCTTCTAATGTATTGCCAGTAACCGCTACGTTATACCCGTTATTTCTTTCTGTATCCCCACGGCCTCTACCCTTAACATTAATACCATAAATTTGATTAACATTCAGTGTAGCGGTTCCATCAGGCAGCTTACCCATACCTGAGATACTGTTGCCAGAGATTGTGGAAAAACGAGCTTTAGTATAAATAGCCGCTGATTCCCCTGCGTAATAAAACTTAATATTGTCAGTACCGGTAGCAGGAGCAGTAGTAAACGTCAGTGTGGTATCGTCAAGAGTCCAAAGAACATTGTCGTCAGTATTTATCTGCTCAACGTCTTTGCCGTCAATTACAAGGTACAAGGTACACTGCCCTTCATTAAGACCACTCTCTGTTACAGTGAATGTCTTGTTACTGCCGTTACCACTGAAAGTCTCAAAAGTACCTACCGCACCTATAGTATCAAATGTGTTACCTGTAATAGCCACTTGCTTGCCATAGATAAGCATTACGTTACAGTCGGTACCTGACACAGTGCTAATGTTTCTAAATGTGTTTCCTGTTATGTTAAAGTTTTTCCAGTTATTTTGAAACTCATAAGTGTTATAACCAACTCTAAGAGGCTTGTCTGCTGTCAATGTATCAAAGTAGCAGTCAGTTACAGTAAATGTATTTACGGGTCTTTCAAGGGTGACACCACCCCCACAGTTCTTTATAGTTGCGCTGTTCAGGTAAAACCTATCAACAGTTCCTGACTCAGTTTTTACATTCTTAAAAACAAAAGCAAACTCTTCAAAAGACACACCCCTAACTTCTAAACTAGCGAGCGGTTTAATAAACGTGTCTGTTTTGTTCAACCCTTTAAAAGTACCAGAACCGTACATCTTAAAATCAGTAGACTTAGTGACAACTGTCCAGTTAGGAATGTAGTACACACCCTTAGGGACAAACAGGTCTTTACCTGAGTTAAGAGCGGCTATCACAGCGGTACTATCGTCCGTTACTCCATCGCCTACAGCACCGTAGTCTTTTAAGTTAGCATCGCTACTGCCTACAATCTCAACAATAGCATTTGTATTGTCTTTTGTAAACAGTTTTCTATCAACTAAATTAACTGCCAGTTCGCCCACGGCTAAGTCACCAGTACTAGGAACAGTACCGGCAACTGCGTTACTTTTGGTTATTAAACTAGTAGGCATTATTCCTCCTCAACAACAACTTTTGTCATGTTATTAGAAGAAAAAACTTCTAAATAGTTTTGTCCTTCTTCAGCAACAAAAGCTAAACCAGAAGTATTTAAAGCCTCAAACTCTTCTGTTAAAAAAGGGCCATAGCTTGCCCAGTACTTACGATTAAGAGAACCTTTAAGTTCTATTTTAAAAAGGTTTAAGCCTGAGTCATTAGCGTGCAGTTCAGAAATAACTTCTTGAGCTAGGGTTTTGTTAGAGTTTTTTACAATAATAGTAGCATAAGTGTTCATTATAAAGTTACTCCTGATTTCCCTGCAAGGTAATTTTCTATGTTAGATATGTCGGCAGCACTTGAAACAACATTACGAATAACCATACTGTAAATAAAACCAGTAAGCTGTAAGGAAGCCGCGTTGTTCCTAGCACCTATGTTAATGGCGTAGTCACCGTAATTACCCGTACCTTGGTTAGTCGTTGGGTTAGCTTCCTGAGTACCGTCAACTCTAAAGGTTAATTGGTCGTCACTAATATTACTTGTACCCGCTAATACGCTAGTGTTTGGGGACGTAAAACCAGAAGCAGTTCCGTTTACAAGGCTATCTCCTCTCGACGTATAACGCCAAATAGTGTCTGTACCGAACAAACGAAAAGTACCGTCGTTAGTACCTACGTTGGAGGATAACTCAGCTACAACTTGATTACCTGTTCCAGTTTTCCTACAGGCAGAAGCGACTGTCATTTCGTCGGTTCCTCTAAAATCTACACTAGCTGTCTGTAAACCCTGAGCGCCTGAGAACTCTAAGTAGTATAAACCACCCGCTTCTCTCAGCGTGGGTCGGTCATTAGCGGTAGCTTGTATAGCAGTATTGCCGTTGCCTGACTTATCTTCAATATAACCTACAGGTGAATCTACAGCCGCATCAACTGTGCCATTAGATAACTGTTTCATAGAGGAGAGGTCGGAGGGGTCATACCAAGCACCCTGCTCGCCATTAGCAAACAGGGATAGAGGATTAAACCCACCGGATACGTTTGTAACGCCTAGTTTGTTTACACCTAAACCGTACATGGCTTACACCATATCGGTTACGTAAGCGGAACCTGTACCACCTGCGGTGATAAATGCAATGTTGTCGCCTTCGTAAACGTGAACGTATTCGATAGTATTTGCGGGAAGAAAAGCGTCGCTAGTAGTAGACGGCCCTGCCATCTTGTAAAAGCAATCGACAGTAGAGATAACACGGGCTACACGGATGTTAGCGCCTGTGCTGTTGGCGGCGTTAGAGCTACCAGAAATAGAAACTTTAGAAGTAGTTGCGGGACGTAGAACCTGAATTGCTTTAGTGTTTACATCTCTTGCTAATTTTGACATGATATTTACCTATGTTAGTATAAGAAGGCGCGTAGCCTGAAAAAGTAAAAGGAGGCACCCTTATGGATGCCCCCAGTTTGTTACTTAGCCTTTAACGTTCAATACGAAACCGGCATCTGGACGTAGTACCTGAGTACCGTACAGAGTGTCAGCAGTGTAAAGAGTGCCAAGGAACTCCTGCTTGTACTGAGTCTGTGAACGAACAGCCTGTTGCTCTGCTAGGACGTAAGTGTCCTTGTGCAGAAGCTGTGCGGCACGTACACCTGACTCTGGAGTAGCAACGTTAGTTGATACAAATACGTCAATGCCGTACAGAGTACCGATGAGACCGTTCTGAACGCCACGACCATCAACGAAGTCAGAAGACATATAACGGTCTTCGCCCATGATAACGTTACGCAGAGAAGGTGGAATCACGAAGCAACGGTTGTCCATAGGAACGTCCGCGTCATCCATCTTCTGAATCAATGCACGGAAAGCATCGTCAGTGAAAGCACCGATGTCAGCAGTACCGTCAGCGTCATACGCTTCTAGTACGTCATTAGCTCCAATCTGGAAAGAAGCGTTGTGAACCCAAGAAGAGCCATCGCCGTTACCAAGAGACTTACCAAGGTTAATCAGGTCAGTATCAACCTGACGAGCCAGAGCGTAACCTGCGTCGCCAGTGTAGAACTGACGCAGAGAAGCAAGAGCCTGAGTCTCAGTGATGTCTTCAATCATACGAGAGTATTCAAAGTGCTTG